ACTTACGAAATGACAGGTGAACAACTCGCGCAAGTAGTAACCGTTATCAACGAGAACGAACGCGTAACCAAAATAAGACTTACCACAGTTGGTTTGACCGATGCAGGTCGCTATCACTACGAAGTTTACGGACAAAACAGCGCAACGAATACAGACCCAACCGACGCTTCCGTTGTCGGATTGGTTGAAAAGGGTTTAATGATACTTCAAGACGGAACAATTTATTTCGACGTTTCAACACCGACTATACCGGTCGATGTAATTTATACAGGTGCATAATATGAGCAACATTCAAGCAATTAACTTATCGGCTTATCAACCTGTTGAAGCGGTTGAAAAAGAAAACAGAAGCGGTTGGATTGACTACGGACAAAACAACTTGTTCCCTCAACACTTAATAAACCTTTATCAAAACTCACCAATTCACAACGCATTGACAAACTCAATTGCGTATATGATTGAGGGGAAAGGAACAGGAACGATTCTCGACAATGCGTTGCAAGGAATTGCGTTCGACTTAAAGTTACAAGGCGCATTTGTTGCTGAAGTTATTTGGTCAATGGACTTTACACGCGTTGTACAAATCAATCACTTGCCTTTTGAGAACTGTCGCCTTGCGTACGATCGTGAAGAAGATGATATTACAGGAATTTTTTACTCGAAAGATTGGGCAAACACAAGAAGCAAAAGAGGAAAGCCAGAGTTCATCCCTGCGTTCAACCCTTCAATTGCACAAGAGCAACCAAGACAAGTTATTTACGCTCACGGAATGTCGGCAGGAAGTGTTTACTATCCTAAACCCGACTACTTCGGAGCGTTGAATTACGTTGAATTGTCTTATCAAATGGGACTTTATCACGTCAACAATATATTAAACGGTCTTTTCCCTTCGTTCATTATAAACTTCTTAAACGGAATACCGCAGAAAGAAGAGCGTGAGGCTATTCGTCGTGAGTGGGAAACACGTTTGAGCGGTGCGGCTAACGCGGGTAAGTTCTTAATGACTTTCAACGAAGACCCAACACGCGCACCACAGATTCAAGACTTCCCTTTGTCGGATGCGGACAAACAATATCAGTTCTTATCAGAAGAAACAGCGAAGCAGATTATGGTCGGACACCGCGTTGTGTCACCATTGATTCACGGAATTAGAGATACAACAGGATTCGGTTCGAATAAAGATGAAATGTTGGTTGGTTTGGAGATATTCAACAATCAAGTAATCAAACCTTACCAAAGAATCATTGAAAGAGTTTTCACTCCAATTTTAGGAGAGATAAATATCGAAATGAACTCGCCATTTGACGCAGAAGTTGTTGTTGAACCAACAACGCAAGGTGTTGAATTAAAAAAAAAAGTAGTTGCGGATGCTGAAAATGATTTCAGCGACGAACAAGGTAAAGAGTGGATTGATGTTCTAAAAGAAAAAGCGGAATATATCGATTTAGACGAATGGCAGTTGGTAAGTGAAGAAGACGTTACCGACCCAGATAACGAAATGAACTACACAAGCGAGTTCTTTGCAAAGCGTAACAAGATGCCGACAATGAGCGACGCTCAAGGCGAGAAAGAATCTAAGTGGGGAGATAAAGGACTTTATAAATTACGCTATGCCTATTCACAAAACATAAGCGAAAATAGTCGTGAGTTCTGCAAAGAAATGGTTCAAATGTCGCAGTTAGGCGCAATCTTTCGTTATGAAGATATTGAAGCAATGAGCAAGGAAGGAGTGAATGGAAATTTTGCTCCTTCGGGGTCTCAAACTTATTCGCTCTTCCGCTTCGTCGGGGGGTGCTTCTGTCATCATTTTTGGAAGCGTTTAATTTACATTCGTAAACGCGATTCAAAAGGACGCATACTTCCAAACGACGGATTAAATAACGAAAAGCGTGTTGGTAACAACCCGTATGTTCCACAAAAAGGAATCGAAGGAACAGCACCAATCAACAGACCAGATAGAGGTTCTTTAAAATACCCTTAATAAAAAAACATAATGGCACTACAACCCGAAGTTCTACTCATTGACGAAAATTACATAAAGAAATATACTTGGATTAACGGAAGCGTTGACCCGCTTTTGATGTACCCCGCAATTTATCTTTCACAAGACAAGTACGCACAATTGTATTTGGGGACTGACCTTTACAATAAGATTAAAGAAGACGTTGTAAACGACGATATTACGGGCGCATACGCAACCCTTCTTGATAATTACTTGCGTCGAATGGTAATGTGGTGGACGATGTACGAAGTCTTGCCTCATTTGTACGTTAAGACCGACAACGGAAGTTTGGTTATTCGCACAAGCGAAGACACTACACCAATATCACAAACAGACTTGCAAAACTACCGCGATCAAGCACGTTCACAGGCTATGTTCTACACTCAAAGAATGGTCGATTATTTGTGTTTCAATCAATCAGACTTTCCAGAGTACACGACGAACACAACGCAACAGATTTGGTCGCAAACAAATGTCTATCCTTCCAACGCTTTTGAAATTAGCGACGGACGTGATAGACTTCCATACGAATACAGACGCAGAGGTTTAGGTTGGTTGAGATAAACTAAAACAAAATACATGGCAACAAGGGGACGCAAGAAAAATTTAACGATGCACAAGATTTACGAAGAAAAGTTTCGTAAGTATTTGGCAAAGAAAGAGAAACAAATAAACAAGCTGAAAAATGAAAGTTAACGCAGACGGTTACGCGCTATTGAAGCGTTTTGAAGGCTGTCGTTTGAAGGCTTATCTCTGCCCGGCTAACGTGTGGACGATAGGCTACGGAAATACATTTTACGAAGACGGAACAAAAGTTAAAGAAGGCGACGTAATCACACAAGCAAGAGCGGAGCAATTAGCAAAAAATGTCGTTGACAAATTCGCGGTTTCTGTTCGTGCATTGATAACGCAAACGCTCAACGAAAACCAATTTAGCGCGTGTGTTTCTTTGGCTTACAACATCGGAACAGGTGGCTTCAAGAAGTCGTCTGTATTGAGAAAGTTAAACGTAAACCCAAACGACCCAACAATAGCCGATTCTTTTCGTTTATGGAACAAAGGTGGCGGAGTAATTCTAAAAGGTTTGGTTCGTCGTCGTGAAGCAGAAATTGAATTGTACTTTAAGAAATGAACACCGAAACTGAAATAGCATTGATACACGAACAGCTCCAAGAAATGGACAAGAAAATCGACCGTATTTATAACGTGTTGATTGGTGACGACGAAATGAAGATTGAAGGTCTTGTGAGCAAGGTTCAGAAGCACGACAAGTACATTCAGAATCAAAGATTGCAGGTTGCCCGTTTAGGTGGTATTGCAACCGCTGCTGGTGTCGTTGGCGGTTTAATCGTTCAGTTCTTTTTAAAGTTTTTATGAAAGACAAGTTGAAGGTGTGGTTGAACGAATTGGTCACCTCTTCAACCAAAGTAAGTTCGAAACGAATTGTTGCTATATTTGTTACAATCAACCTAATCGTTTTGAGTTACATCGCAACATTTACATATTACGTTTGTCCCATTGCGATGTTCGACACACTTGCGCTTCTGACAGGCGGTTTGTTTGGAGGAACAGTAATTGAACGATTCACAAAACAAAAATCAAATGGCTCGACCACAGACAGAAGCGAGGAAAATAACAGCGGAGATTTGTAGCAAGTTTCCCGACGCTCCTTCACATTCTTTAGCATCTAAATTATTCGCGGAATATCCAGAAGCATTTGATTCGCAAGAATCTGCGCGTAATTACGTTCGAACCGTACGCGGTAAAATTGGAAAGAAAAGCAGAACATCTAACACACAAAAAGAATTGATTGACACAGCACAAAGACCTTCCAACCCATACGCACTACCGAAGTCCTATTCAAAGAAACGTAGACACGTTGAATTGAAGGGAAATAAGTTTTTAATCCTGTCAGACATTCATCTTCCTTACCAAGATAACGAAGCATTGGAGTGCGCTATCGCAGAAGGATTGAAACAAGGATGCGACGCAATCATTTTAAATGGCGACGCGTTAGATTGTCATATGATTTCCGACTTCGTTAAAGACCCGCGTAAACGTAAATTCAAAGACGAACTTTATTCTATTCGTCAATTCCTTGCATCGCTTCGTCACACATTCCCGAACGCAAACATTTACTACAAAGAAGGCAACCACGAAGAACGCTATTGGAGATATATGCGTATAAAAGCACCCGAACTATTCGACATTGACGCGTTCGACTTTCCAACGCTTACCCATTGCGACAAGCACGACGTAAAATGGATTGACGGAAAGAGCAAGTTGAATATAGGCAAACTTTCAATCTTTCACGGACACGAGTTCGGGAAACAATTCCTTCCGTCGGTTAACGTAGCGCGTGGTTTATTTATGAAGACGAAGGTTTCTTCGTTGTGCGGACATCATCACCAGACAGCTGAACACAATGAGAGAGACGCTAACGGAAAGTTTATAACCTGTTGGGGTGTTGGTTGCTTAAGCGAACTTTCGCCCGATTACAACCCTTATTCAAAATACAATCACGGATTCGCCATTGTTGACAAGGGAACAAACGGAGCATTCAGCGTTCACAATTACCGCATACACGAAGGAAAAATCTTATGAGAAAAAATATACTCGCAATTGCTTTGTTGCTCATTGGGACAACTATTATTTGGACGGTCATTTGTTGGCATTGGTTCGGTTGTACGGATAAAAAGAACGTACAAGAAAACGTACAAAAGCAAGATAGCGTGATAAACTACAACGCTGGTGAGTACGATCGTCTGCTCCAAGAACAAATTGAACTTTATAAACAACTTCGCACATATGAAGATGCTCAACTTACAGCCAAAACCACCTATCAAAGAACTCGTTCTGCTATTGTTGTTCGAGATACTATTGTTCGCGTTGATGTTCTCCGTTTGGTGAACTCCTGCGATAGCGTGATTGCTTCCGATTCACTTGTAATTAACAACCTCAAAGAACAATTGAACATTGAAGGGGAAAAGGTAAACAACTTACAAGAAGTAGTCGGTGCTTATGAACAAAAGGAAGACATCTTAACCGAAGAAATTAACACTCTAAACGTGGAAAAGAAAAAGTTAGATAAACAAAAAAAGCGCAGAAACCACGCTTTGATTGTTACGTCAACCGTTGCGGTTATTTCTACTTTTGTTCTTTCAATTTTACTTTAGATTCGGGAACGTAGAACTTCAAAGAGAACTGAATTGCTTCACTTAAAAATGTGTTGCGACTATTCTCACCTCTCTTTTCGTCAATCTCGTTCCACAGGTCTTTGTGTAGATAAACACATATTCCTTTTTTAGTTTTGCTTTCTGGCATCTTCTTCAATTTTAAGTTTCTTCAAATACAACGCAAGGTCTAACGCTTCTTCGTAAGCGTGTTGCAACCATTCTGAGCGCGTTAAATCAGTTCGGTCGAGTGTTGTTCCGTACGTCTCTATTCCCTTCGCTTCACGCGCTTCTAATTCAGCAATGACTTGCGTTAGTAAATTACTTTTCTGCATCTGGCTTAGACATCATTGAACCAATCATAAGCGCAAGATAGATTTTCTCTTTTGCGTTCAAGTCTTTTCGTTGCGAAAGTTCAAGAAGAATATCGCCTAATATCTTTCCCTGTTGAAAGTAGTTCGCGAGTGAATTAACAATTTCGCGCTCTCTGTCGTAAGTCATTTTCAACGACTCATATAGTGGTGTGTTTTTCATTATGCTAAAATAAGTTTAATTGTTTGAATGTAGTGTATCCTGCGAAAACTTTTTCAGTATTTGCATCAATTATATCAGCAAATTCTATCTCGCAGAATGTTCCACAATCTGG